TATTTCCACCCGCACTTATCACTTCCCAAGATTTATCAACTCCATTACTTTGATAAATTTCTTGTAATTCGTGATAGTCCTCTTTTGGCATTTCAAAGATTACTCTAAATCTTGAAAGTTCTGTCGGTTCTTGGACTACCCCTCCTATCGGATGTGTTCCCAATGGCTGTTGTCCTAATGAAGTTTCTTCTATTGTTTGATATAAAATATCTTGATTTGTGCCGTCTATTATAAAAGTTGACTCTTGTGTAGCACCTCCATAGTCGTATCTTAAAACAAGTTGTAAATCGTTTGTCGCTGGTGAGATATTTCCTTCTACATAAAACTCATCGTGTGATTTTAAATTTGCCCTATCGCCATAAGTTCTATAAGAAAGTTTTGCTATCGCTTCTATTGGAAGTTTATCTGCTACCTCAATACCTGAATACACACCATCTGCATTTCCTGTAAAAAGCAGATAAGTCTCTGGAACAGCATTTGAATGTCCGTATAAAGCATCAGAGATTATAGTCAAGCATCTAATTGGCAGTATTTGTGGTGGTTGCCAAAATCTTTTTAAAGTTCCATCTGTGTCTTCTTGATATTCTAATATGTAAAGTTTTGAGTTTGTCGGAGCAGAAAGATAATATCTATTCTTGTGCCAAATCGCACTGGCACTTGTCCAAGTTTCGTCATCAAAGTCGGGTTTGATTGGATTAGATAATGCTTTTATTTGTGGCTGGTCTGCTCCTACTACGGTTTCAATTATTCTTAAAGCGGGTTCGTTTGTTAAATAAATCAATCCATCACCTACTGGAACTATTGTCTCTTGATTAAATGCTCCTTGATTTATACCTGTTTTTAATTTCTTAATTTTTAAAGTTTCTGTTAAAACAGTACCTACAGCTAATTGCTCAAATTCCATTGTAAATACTTCATTTTTACCTCCAAATATAATAGGTATTTTATTTACTATGCCAAATCCTTTTGTTGTGCCTGTTAATTTAAGTAAAGCACCCTCTGTCGGAACTCTTGGTGAAGAAAATGTAAAATCAATAAAAGATGTGCTTTTTGACACATAAACCAAAGCGTCTTCATCTGAACCTACTAATATGTGATTTTCAATATTAAATATCGTGTGATTATTTCTGTCTGCTAAAGGTGTGTTGGCATTTGTTCTGACTACTTGACTAACTACACTATTTACTGCTTCTGCCGAAGGGTCTCCTGTAACTCCTGTTAAAGTAGTAGTAGTTTCTCCTCCTGTGTAAGTATATTCTGTGCCATTGATTAAAACTTTTCGTGTTCCAGCTGTAAGAAATCGTGACTCTGCCCAAGTTTTTGTTCCATTTTTTGTCAAAGTGTTAGCAGTTGCTGAAGCTAATGTCGTAACTGCTCCGCTCCAATCGTAAATATTATCATCTCCTTGAACAAAAAGTAAAAGGTCAATCAATTCTGTGCTATCCCAATATGTAGTCCTTCTTGGAATTGTAGTTGTGCTTAAACTATTCTTAATTCTTGTCCAAGCATCTATTACTACTCCATCTATTGTGCCTAAATATGCCTCTAATTCGTCATCATACCATCTTAAATTTCTTTCTTCTCCTGTTGAAGTTATCCATCTAAACTCTTGGCGAACTGGCGTTAATGCTGTATTTCCCACTCCAAGTCGTGAATATCCACCTCTTGAACTAAACTTTCCGAAACGAGGGTCTATTAGAACATTTTGAGAGCCTGAAACCATATAAGGCAATGCCTTATCTGCTGTAGCTTCCATATTTGTAATGTAGCTTTCAATCTGTTTTCTTAATTGATACTTTTCACTCATATTTTGTAATACCTCGTTTGAGGTCTTATTTTCTCTGTTGGTGCGTTCTCTTTTTGAAGGTCATATAATTCTTTTAATTTATTCTGTGCGAATGTAATATCAAAGGCACTATCACTTCCTTGAAGTTGTTGAGCACATTCAATTAAACATTCATAAGTAAAAATATTATAGGTGTCGCTGTCTAAATTGATTATATCAGTATCAGCAGTCGGTGTTTCAAGCCAAGTTCCTGCTGAACTTCTGAATAGATACTTTGAGTAATACTCAATTTCAAAGATTTCTCCTATTGAAGAAGTCCACAAATCTATTCTCACATTTGTTATTGCCGCAGTAATTGTGAATGTAAGTTTCAAACTATCTATCGTAGCTGGAGCAACTGTTCCTGTTTCTACGGCTGTATTCCACGGTATTTTGATGATATTCCAACCAATTCTAAAAGCTGTCCCGTCTGCTTGAGCGGTTTGAGCCACACCAGTCCAATAGTTAGCGGTTAAGTCATTCCCCCAAATAGGTGTTATGGAAGTCAAGGCTGAAACACTATCAAGATAAACTCTTATAAAGTGTTCTGAAATCTCATCGTGGTCGGTTAAATCAATTGCTGACATTCCTGTTATTTGTATTCCGTCTCCCGTAACCGCTAAATCAAATTCTATGCTTTTGTTTCCTGTTACATAGTGAAGTGTATCAACTTTTAATCCTGAAGCTGTGCCTACTATTGCGATTGTTCCATTATCGGTAAGAGAATTAAATCCGTGAACTGTAATCGGCGAAGGACTTATGTTTTTACTCACTCTTAATGATTTTGTTCCATCATTATGTCTTATCTGAAAAATATCATCCCAACTATCTTTATACTTATCAAACTCTTCAGCAAACCATTGAGAGAAATTATCTGAACTATCCCTATTTACTTGTGGTCTTATATCTATAACTCTTTTTAAGTCCGAGGGTGCTGTGTAATCATAGATGTCATCGTGTATTGCGTTTGTAAGATTGGCAATTCTTCTCGTTTCTGCGGGGTCTATTTTTAGTAAAATATTACCAGAAGCCCTTTTACATAAATCATAAAAGTTTCGCACTTTATTAAGTGTGCTTCCGTGTAACATTCCTGTAAGTTCCTGTTTTAGCGTTTGAATTGTCATTAATCTTTAAACTCCGTTACTGTTAAGTTTATAGTGCCTGTTGATGAAGTTGCTCTAATAGCTCCTACATAAAGGTTATCATTGTCAATTTCATAACATTCACCTGTTCCAAGTTCATAATCCAGTAATCCACTTGCAGGCACTATGTCTCCTCTAAAACTTAAGTAAGCAGAATTAGTTGCTGTTGTATTGCATATTACAACATAAGCCCTTCTTGATGTTGTTGCCAATATCTGAGTACTGCTTGTAAATGACATAATTCCACTTGTGGCAACATTAGAATATGTTGGTGTATTTTGAACTACTCCTCCAAGTTGCATAGTTCCAGTAGTCAATAAAACAATAAGTCCTATTACTACTATTCCTATTCCTATAATTTTGTTCATAATCGTTAATTGTTATCTTTTAATTTAAGCTCACCCAATCCAACTTCCCAAAATTGAGAAGTTGAATGGATGAACTAATCTGCTATTGGAAAGTTCGTAAGGATTGTTATGTCACTATTAGCTTTTCTAACAAGTGTTATTGTCCCATGCGAAGCTTCGTCTACTGTTGTAACTCCCTTTAATGCTGAACCTGTTCCTGCCGCAAAAATAACATCTATTCCTGCAGTAGTTGTTGCATTAACTATTGTCCAAGTCCTACTATCTCCCGCTGTCGGCACCAAAGTTGACAGCGTAGAAGAAGCTGGAAATGTATAAGTTAAGTCTGCAACATTTGGTGTAACTTCCCATACTGAATAAGTCAACAAATCAGCAAGTGCAAATGTTGTTGCTGTTGTTGATGTAGTAGTAGCAAGAACTGAACCACCTTGTGTCAAAACTTTAAGTGTTGTTGCTCCTGTTACACTTAATGTGCTTGACAATGTTGTAGCACCAGTAACTCCAAGTGTGCTTGAAAGGGTTGTTGCCCCTGTCAAGGTTTGCGCTCCTGTAATCGTTAGAGTAGTTCCTCTAACTTCTCCCGCTGATGGTGAAGTGCTGTCCACACTTATACCACTCGGAAATCGTGTTCCTCCTAAATTGCCTGATTGATTACCACCAACCAGAACAATGAGAAGTAGTATGAGAACTACAACTTGTAGTCCATACATTAAAATTTTCTCAATTTTACTCATAGTTAGTGTTAGTTAATGATAATAATTAGACCGTTCCAGAAGAAGCAACTGCTCCCTGCCAACCTTTAGCTGAAGGCACCTCTCTATATCGTGCCTTGTAGAACCATCTATCTTTTGCGTCATACTGATAAGGTATCAATTCAGTTGTCAATCCCAATCTTACTGTTCTTGTAAGCATGTGATTTCTTGATACCAAATAATGTGAAGTATTAGCATTGGTATAGTCGTTAAAGGTGCTGTCAAGAAAGCCAGATGAGCCAACTACTAATCCTGGGTAAATTGCCGAGAAATAGTTAAGTTGATTTTCACCTGTGTGAGCCGCTAATTCCGACTTTGTTATTTCCTGCGCGTCAGGGAATAACGCTACTGGGACTGCTAATCCTGCTGGATTATGTCCCCCTATCAAACCATCTTGTTTCTTTTGTAGTCTTAACGACTTAACAAGCGTCTCAAGATTTGCTGGAGTTAGTGTTCCTGTCTCCAGATTATCTATTGTGTCCCCATTTAGATTTAAGTGTGAATTTGACCAAGTATAAACACCATCTGGCGTTGTTGTTCCATCAAATCCATCACCATATAATGTCTGAATTACATCTTTATCCCTTGTGATTCTTGCGTTAATTCCCATTTCACGAACATTATCTTGGATAACATCGTGTTGGTCGTCTTCATAAGACTCAATCGCCACGGGTAAAGAGTTCTTCCAGTTTTCAATTTCCTTCGTTACTTTATTGCCAACTTTTGTAGTTGACTCTTTTACATTTTGCTCCTGAACATGCTTTTCAAAAGCTCCAGGACCCATATTCTCAGCGTATATTACATACCCTTTGGATATATCCTTTTGCTTTACGAAAAGTTTATCAGTTGCGAGAATTTCGCCTGGAGCTGACTCCCTTTCATATTCCTCAAAGAGAACCTCATCAAGCTCTGTGCGTACTACTTCTTTGTCTAATTTCATAATTTTATAAGGTTATCTATTAAGCAACATAGGCATCCAGAATTAGTGAGTGAACTCTAACATCTAAAGTTCCTAATACTGGGTCGCCTCTCATAATTTGGAGTCCATTGACATTGCTGTCTAATGTTTCGTCTTCATCAACCGTGAAGTCTCCATTCGTTCCTGTTAATGCAGTGACATCAAATGTCACCCAAGCAAATAACAACACATCAATTTCTGCCTGTGTGTCTATATTTGCAAATGTCGTAGCTTTCCCTCTGATGTATGTTGAACCTTTACAAGTAATAACCTCAACTTTACCTTCAGTTGTTACTGAGGCTTCTGTTGAAGCACCATTTGCAATTCCAATAAAATCGTCTGTCAATCTTGTTATCGTGAGTTTTCTATTTCTCACATCAGCAATTTCGTTGTTAAACTTATATGCTGTTCAGGTCATGTCATACCTTTCGGTTGGGCTATTTATAGGGATTATATTTATTCACCCTTGACCGTCACACACGCCCAGAGAGCCTTTCGTAATCTCTCTTGCTGGCTCGGTGTTGTCTCTTGCGAGGTTTCCGCCGAATTAAGCCCATTTTCTAAAATTCCTTTAAAAAAGGTGACAAATAGATGTTCTTTGTAGTGTGTTATTATGTGGCACTTCTTACAAAGTGTAATTCCGTTGTCTATATCATAACGCAAGTCTTTTGCGCTTCTGAAGGGTTCAATGTGGTGAGCATTTAATATAACTGCCTTACCACAACCGCTCCTTATGCAACATACACGACAAGTAAATTTATCTCTATAAAAAATACTTCGTCGCCATTCATAGTAATCCAGATTATCTCTTTGTTTTTTGAAACTAATGCCACCTTTCCAATTAACATTCTTACTTCCTCTGTGTGCTAATCCTATTTTTTCTCTGACTTCTTTTGTTATTTGTCGTTGTTTCCCTTTGTATAGTTTAGAATGTCTTTCTCTTACTTCTTTCGTCCAACCTGTATTGTTATGTTTTGTTCCTTTCTGAGCTTTCAAAGAAGCTAAGTGGGATTTGCGAAACTTATCAGTATTCTTATAAGAATTTAACATCTTAATAAGTTTTGCCCGAGTTTCTGGTGTATGTTTTGAACCTTTTTTCATACATCTATTATATCATTTTTAAAAGAACTTAGCGCCTACAGTTAAGCGATTTCAGGGTCTCCATTTCCTACTGGAATTAAGTCTGTTGCCGCACTATTGGCTACAGTTCTTGTCTTTAAAGGTTCTCCTTTCGCTATTGCCGCAGTCATTGAAGATGTTGTCCTGTCTTCAACTCTTGCTATGATGGCACTTCCAGGGTCTTCTACAACCTTAAATACTTTTTGTACTGCCATGTCTTTAATTGATTAACTAATAATCAACTTTGACTATGTCTTTATTTGAACAAGTTTGTTTCCTTCTAATTTGAGACCAAATCTACCTTTTGGCTTTGTGAAGGCGTTTCCGTCCCACTTAAGCCCCATTCTTTGAATTACTGCCACATCATCGGGAGATAATTGAGGTTCTGTTGACTTTTGGTCTTTTTGTCCTGCTCCTGAACCAGAACCTTTGCGCTCTTTTGAAAGGGTTGTCTTTTTCAATTCAGACATTTGCCCTTCCAATCTGCCTCTGTTGGCAAGAAACCAAGCCTCTTCAATAGACATTCCTGGAAATCGCTCTAAATTCAATTTAATCAATTCTCTGCCAAATTGATTGTCAGTAAGTTTAGCAATTTCCACTTCTGACTTATTACTTAAAAGCTCGCTTCTTAAACCACTAATCTCCTCTTTGATAATATCTCGGACATCTTCTTTTACCTCTTCCCCACCCAGTTCCTTGAGTTTATCTTTGAGGTCTTTGTTTTCTTTATGAAGTTTGTTCCAAGCGTAATCTTTCTTTTCTTTGTTGCCTTTTAACTTTTCAAACTCTGACTTATAATCAAAGTCGTCTTTTTTTTCTTCTTTTTCTTCTTTGTGTTCCTCTTCTTTTTCCTCTTTTTCATCGGTGGCTGATGAATCTTCTTCCACCTTTTTTTCAAGTTCCATATTTTTTATAGCTACCTGCTATCAAGGGTTCTTAAGAGTGATTTAGGTTCACTCAACCTCCTAACGGACTGGAGATGAGGGTCTTGGAACATAGCCGAAGCTAAGACCCTCATATTCAATCCATTAGGTTAATAATTTCTTGAGTAAATTTTCTATTATCTCAAGGTTAAATATCATTGTTTGACCTGCTATTAAATCCTTATCTGTTTTAGCGTTGTAAAGAGCTTTTACTGATTCATTTCTAATCTCTTGAACTAAAATCTTCCAAATAGGCGAATTATAAAATGCTTTAGCGGAATCCTTTAACTCGTTTATTTGGTCTTTATCCAACTTCTTGCCACGAATAAAAACCTCATTCTTGTTGAATGTAAGAAATTGTGTTTCGTCTATGAGGTTATCAACAAATTTATCCATTACTTTTTACTTTTTACTTTTACTACTTTTTCTACCGCTTTTGCTATTTCTAAATCCTTTGTCTCTAACTCTTCTTTTTTGGCTTTCTCTACTTTAACCTTATGAGCTGAAGCTAATTTCTGTGTGTATTCTGCCCAAAACTTGCCAGTTTCTACCTTGACTCCGTCCTTCAAAATTAACCCTCCAAACTTGTCATAGAAAGCTAAGACCTGTTCCTCTGTAGCGTCTTTACCAGCTTGGTCTTTTTCATAGACCCTACTTATTTTTGGCTCGTATACTAAATTATAACCTTTAATTATCATTTTATTTTAATTATCTTAATAATTTAACCTAATAAGCCGACTTTTGACTCCATTAACTTATTGATTGGTGTTGACTTTGATGTCTTGTTTTGTGGCATTCCTAATTGTTCTTTAGCCATAAATTTCTCTGAATCGCTCTTATGGAATACTTTTACAAGATGTTCTTCTGTCCATTTCTCCTGATTTATGAATGGATTATTTATTCCTCGGTCTAATGCCTCCAGATTCCACGCTTTCTCAAATGCATCTGATTTGTTGATTTGAACATCTGCATTAATTGAAAATAGAAACTTTGAACGACTAAATAGGTCGGGGTTTATTTTGTATATTTCAGAATCACCTCCTTCCTTTTTAAGTTTAAAACTCTCTTTTAGTAATTGCTCTTCTGTCATTTTGACTCCCATAAACTCATCTGTAAATACCATCTTTTTAGTTATTTGTTTTCCTTCTTTTGTCTGGTTCGGAAGAAGAAATGTTTTGTATTTCATTGTTCCTATTTCGTCTATTGAAGCTACGGTCTGGTGATTAAGTATTATGTCAGCCATTAAATATCCTACATCAATTACTAATCTGCCTATCATCTTGCCAAATAATCCTAATTGAATTTGAGCATTTTGTTCTGCTTTTGCTACTGTGTAGGCTTTTTGAGCAGGGTCTGGGAGTGTTCCGCCTTGAACTTCACTTTGAGAACTCTCTGACATTGAGTCTTCTATTGTTTCTATCGCTTTATAAGCCCAGTCAAGTTTTGCCCCTGCATCTATTTTTTCTATCTTTGAGTCTTTTGCAAATGGAGTAAATGCTCCTGGATACATAACTGATGAATCTATTGCTCCTGTGCCAAATCCAGCAATAGGAGGCATGGTCTGCATAAATGTTCCATCCATTACCATTCTATAAATCTTATCTATAAGGTCTTGTTCTGGAGCAAGTTTGAATGCCGCTGATTTGTAGTAAAAAAATCTCTTTTCATCTATTAGCTCATATCCACTCTTTGCGAAGGGATAAATCGGAACTAATATCACTTCATTATCGTAGTTTATTATTCGTCTATGTTTGAATTGATTATCTTTTACACCCTTTCCCAGATAAATACCATTAACAAAAGGAACTTCCATATCCTCTCTACGATTATAGTAAATAACCTCCTCGCATAATGTGGGATGTTGTTCATCTTTGTTGTCATAAAACATTCCTTCTTCTTCTGAGTAGAATGTTCTTATACCTTGTTTAATAAGTCCAAAATCGTTATGGTCTCCATATTTTCCTTTTACTACATCATAATCAACATACTTCCTTCTTATAACGCATTTTTGTCTTTGTATGTGATACTCGTAAATGTTATTGATAAGCAACTCTTCACAAGGGACTATGTGCATTTGTAATCCTGAAAAGAATTCATCAACAACTTCCTTCACACTTATTTCTCCCGCATCATTCTTGGTCTTAATGTCCTGCATTACTTCCGCAAATTCTACACTAACTATAACGGCGGGATTTACTAATGCAGAAATAACAGCACCCAAAAATGTAATATCATAATCAGAGTTTTGTATGTTCCACTCAATAAGCGAACGCATTACCTCTCCTACTTCTTTGTCTTCTTCATCTGCATCATTTTGAGCGAATACTTGTGGGATAAGAATGTTAGCTGTAATGTGAGCGGCTATACTTATAAGTTTATTGCGTGTAATTGGTTTGACACCAGTCCATTGCCAATTTCTGTCTGGGTCAGCAGATTTTGGCTCTGAATAAGAGTTAAATGCCTTTTGGTCAATATTCATTCGTTCTGAAATGGTCTTATCATTAAACTCTTCGTAAGACTTTTGCATTATTCCTACACCAGTAGCGTAGTCTTTTTTGACATTTTTAATAAGCTCAAGAACCTCTAAAGAAGGCATATAAGCTGAAACTATGTTTTCCTTTTTATTTTTAGATAATGTGCCAATCATTTTTGACACTTAATGTTCCGTAAGTTTAATTATTTTTTCCTATTATACTATACTTCACTCTTAAAATCAAGTGTGAATAACTTTTTACCACTTTGGTCTAAATTGTTTTAGTTGTGATTGTCCTACATCCATCATAAGAACAAAATATCTTAAAGCATCTAAGGCGTGGTCATTTGATTTAATTGGATTTTCTGGTTTATTCTTATCATCCACATTATCATCGTGCGCGTAAGTTTCAAACTCACTAATCAAATTGACACATTGTTTGTTAATTCTTATTTTACCTGAAATTAATAATTCTCTTATCTTTTGAATGCCTGACTTTATACTATCTTTGCCCTTAACCACTTCTCTTACATTTATGCCTTTTCGTCTTAATTCCTCAATAGCAGAGGGACTTTCTGGGTCGGGATATACTGCATCAAACTTGTTTCCTGCCACATATTCAGCAATTTGCGCCTCTGTTCTTTCCATTTTATACCACTCATTCTCAACATATATCATCTCATCACTAAATCTTATATCCAAAACTGCGGCAGGATTTCTATACCCAAAATCAACAGCTCCTATTTTTGTATATTTTTTATCTAATGGTGGACTTGGTAAAAAGTCATACAAATGTCTTCCTCTATCAAATTCTTTATAAACAAGTCCTGCCGTCTTTTCAAAACTTGCCATATACTCTTGTTCAAATCGTTCTTCTGGCAATGTTCTTTTTGCATCATCTATTTCATCTTTTGGTAAGTGTGGATTTTCATAAGATGTAAAGTGAAAAGTTTTAAAATTATTGTCTGTAAGTTCTAAATTACATAAATCATAAAAGTGATTATATCCCTTAGGTGTAGAAGTGAATATGGCTGTTCCTTTGTAATCTGTAAGTGTTGGTCTTAATACTTCCTGCCAACCAACCCAAAAATTACTCATCATTGCCACCTCATCTATCGCTAAAAAGTGAAATGCTTGTCCTCTTAAATTTTCAATACTTTCCCATCCTCTTAATACTATCTGGCTTTGTTTCCCATTTAATGTTCTTACTAAAATCTCTAATCTTGCTTCATTCTTATCAATTATAATAGGGTTTAATTCTCTTTTTAAAATTTCCCATATAATATCACGAGCTTGTTGATAGTTGTTAGCTATATAAGCTATCTTTTTTTCTCCTGATAGAACTAAACCTTTTATTTCTTCACTAATTAACATCGTTTTTCCCCATCTTCTTCCACATCTTAAAACTCTAAAACGATGTAAGTCTTTAGCTACTATTGATTGTGTGGGATGTAAATACATTAAGATACATTGTTTTTATCAGCTATTTCTTTTGATATTTCTATTGATATTTTACTTCTCTCTGTTACTCCTCCTGAAAGTAATTGTATATTTTTTGTCATTGCATCAAATACTCTTCCCAATCCTTCATATTGAACCTTTGTTAAATCTTTGTTTTCCATTTCTGTCATTATTCTTTGTCTTTCTCTTTCCATTTGTCTTACTATTGGTTTTATTT